CGAGCGCCACTCGGCGGCCGCCTCGCGCCGCTCCTCGGTGCGCCGCGCCGGGGTCGCCGCGACCTGCACGCCCGCGTCACGCTCGAGCAGCGTCTTGCGCACCTCGCGCAGCTCCTCGATCTCGCAGACGATGTCGGCGCGGACGTCGTCGGAGAGGTTGGTGTCGGACTTGCGCTGCTCAAGCTCGGTGAGCTTGGTGCGGACTTCGCGAAGCGTGAGATTGCTGACCATGACTGTTGGTGCCTTCCGTGGTGTTGGTTGCGTTTCCTGTCGCGCCTCGGCGGAGGTGCCGCTGTAGGCACCGACCTCGACGACGCTCACTTCCCTGAGCTCCACACGCTTCAGCGTGCGGTCGCGTCCCTTCCAGCTGTCTCCGCCTTCCGGGACGCGGAAGCCGAAGCTCATCTCCGTGAGCAGGCCGCGACGGACCTGGTCAAGCACCGCCTCGTCTCGGGTGTTCTCCCCGAGCGTTGCCGTGTAACGCAGTCCCTTGTCGTCGCTCTCGAGCACCAGCGTGCCGCTCTTGGTGTTCGCGAGCACCTGCTTCGAGTCGTGCATGTAGAACAGCGAGACGTTGTCCGTCTGGCCGGAGAACGCACCAGGGGCGATCTGCTCCCGGAACTCCCCCTTCATGCCCATCAGCGGCTTGCTCCACGTGTTGTAGAGCGCGGCGTAGCCGGTGAGGGTGCGGCCTTCGACGCCGCCGATGGCCGCGGTGCGGACCTCAAGCTTCGACATCGGCGGGCTCCTCGTCCTGCTGGTTGTTCTGATTGGGGTCGACGCCTGAGATCACCGGGCGCGGCTCGTCGAGTCCGGGCCACGGCTCGAGGCCCATGCGGCGGCGTGCGTCGTTGGGCGCGAGCACTCCCACCTGGACGAGCTGCGCGTAGGCGCGGCCGGCAGTGCGGAAGTCGCCGATGGTGATCGGGGTGAGGTCCGTGCGCAGCATCTGGCCGGGCGGAAGCAGCTTCCTTGTCAGTTCCCTGTCAATGCCGGCCACGAACGGTGCAAGGCAGTGCGTGACGTACGCCTGCGCCGTCTCGGGCTGGCTGCGCCCTTCGCCCTGGTACAGCAGCTGCGGCGGCATGCCGAAGGCACGCGCCACGTCCTCAACCCCGTGCCGCTTGGCGTCGAGCAGCCGGCCTGCCGCGTCGGCGGCCAGCTGCGCAGCCTTCATGCCTTCGCCGAAGAACGCGGGAGACGCGATCTTCTCGCCGCCGTGGTGCTGCTCGAGCCACTTCTCCCGCATCTGATTGCGGGCGTTGGCGGTCAGCGGGCCGGGGTGCTCGATGCCGAGCTTCCCCACGAACCCTGTCTTCGCCAGCTCCTCAGCGACCTGGTCGATTATGGCCTGCGTGGAGAGCACGCGGCGGCACTGGGTGATCGGCGAGACGCCGAGCCAGGGCGACGTGGGGTCCGGGAAGGCCCGCACGTGCACCAGGTTGCTGTCGTCGACGACCTTGTCGTGGACGACGTAGACGGCTTGGCCGGCCTCAAGTCGAACGCTCACTACGGTGGGGTCCACCGGGTCGAGCGCGACCGGCTCGCCTGAGCCGGTATCGCGTCGGATCCACAGGAACCCGTTTCCGTAGGTCAGGGCGGACGAGGCGAGCCAGCGCCGCAGCTCGAATCCCGAGAGCAGTGAGGCGGTTTCGCCCTCGAGGAGGGTCAGCGCGGGCGAATCGGCCACCACCGATCCGTCGCGACGGTGGACGACCAGGTCCAGCCTCGCTGAGTCCGTCGAAATGAGCGAAATCGCCCGCATGATCGCGGGCACGCCGAGCAGGTCCGCATTCAGGTGCCGTGCGCCGGAGGCACTGAACCACACCATCTGTGTGGGCCAAAACCAGCGCATGAACTGGGACCAGATCGACACGGCACCATGCTGCGCATGGTCCGGCGCACATTCAATGGCAGGTGCATACGCCGTGACTACGCGGCATCGACACAAAGTGACGCCGTATCGACGGCATCAGTACTCGCCGTGTGTGCTGCTCAGAATCCCGGCTGGGATTCGTACATGCTGCCGCCCATGATCTCGAGGTCGTGCAGGACACGGGCGGCCATGACCTGCGCGGTGACTGCGTCGATGTTGCTGGTGCTGCGCTGCTTGACCGGCATGGCAAGCCCCGTGAGCCCCACGTAGAGACGGGCCGACGCCAGGCAGCTCCGAAGCACCGGGTCGGGCTTGCAGCGCAGTTGCTCGGAGCGCACCCAGTTCTGCCAGATGGCCCACCCGCCGCCCATCCACACGATGGTCTGCGGTGCCTTGTGCCAGCGCCACCCGTGCTTGCGTTCCATCTGCGCGGCCCAGGCGGACGCCTTGCCCACCGGGTCGGCGACGAAGGCCTTCACGTCGTACCGGCGGCAGACGTCGACCAGGCGGGCTTCCACGGCGTCGAAGTCGATGGTCGGCCCGGACACGCTCAGGTGCCCGTCCTGCACCCACCGCGCCAGCGGCTGGCGGGTCCGCCGTTCGTCGTGCGCCATGTCCGCCCCGGCCCACCAGTGGTAGCCGCGGGTGTGCACCTTGCTGCCGTCCCACACGGCCACGCACATGCTGGTGAGGTCGCACTGCGACCCCGAGAAGAACCCGCCCTGGCTGAAGTCCACCGCCACCACGCCGGGTGCCCCCTCCAGCATCTCCCAATCGGTATCCACCGAGATGCGGTCCAGCAGCTCGAGGGGCAGCGCACCGGCGAGGTCGTCGGTGAACGTGGCCAGCTCCTGCAGCCACGTCTCCTCCCGGGCCTTCGGGTCGGCCGTTTTCAGCGCGTTCTGAATCTTGGTCCGGATGTCCCGGACGGAGATGAGCACGCCGGCAGACGGGTTGGCGTGGTGCACCGCGAGGTCGGAGTCGGGCTCGTCGGTCGGGTCCATGCCCCACAGAAGCGCCCACCACCCCTCGGGCAGGGCCTCGTCCTGGTCGAGGGCGATCTCGCAGGCCTCCCAGTACGGCCACAGCTCGCGGGTCTTTTGGTCCCGGTCGGGGGTCGTGATGAACAGCATCTGCCCCGTGCGGGTCTTGGTGACGCTGGACATGGCCCGCAGGATCGCGGCATCCATGCGGGCAGCCTCGTCGGCGATCACCAGCCTGGGCGTGATGCCGTCCATGGCGTTGTCCGTGCAGGGCATGGCCTTGAGCGTCGCCTTCTTGTGCTCGATCAGGCCGATGCTGGTGGCACCGCCCCCGCCGACGAACCGCCACCGATCCTCCCCGCGGTGCATCTTCTGGATCCGCCCGTGGATGATGTTCGCCTTGTCCTGCTGGGTGGCGACGCAGCACACCTCGAGGTCGGTCCCCTCCCACAGCATCCACTCGAGCAGGGCCGTGACGAGGCCCGTCTTGCCTGCACCGCGGGCGACCACCCACAGGGCGTACCGGGTGGCAGGGGTGCCATCGTCCGCCCGCCGGCGGGCCATCAGCACCGTGGCGGCGTGCACCTGCCAGGGCAGCAGCTCGAACTTGAGCATCCGGCACCGCTGCAGGAACCGCTCGAGCTCGGAGGCGTCCCAGGCGACGCCGTGGCCGGCGGGGTCCGCCCGCTCGGCGAGGTACCGCCGGCACGCGGCCCGGATCCGGCGCGGCGCGGCGACGGTGCCGTCCACGACGCCCCGGGCGTACGCATCCGAGACGTCGACGGACGCTGCAGCAGGTGGTTCACCGGGTGAAGTAGGTGCTTCTCCGCTGTCGACGTTCTCTGTACTTGGCGGCCCCACCGATGGTCCCGTTTCGACGGACCCACACCGCGGTGCCCTAGCCTTCTTGGCCCCCCCCCGGCCCTTGCCGGGGGGTGCTACCGCGGGTGATCCAGCTCCTCGTGGCAGGCGCGGCACACGACCAGGACGTTCCTCGGGTCCAGCTTGAGCCTTGGATCGGCCCTGACTGGCACGACGTGGTGCACCTGCTCGCTTGGGTTGATCCCGCACCGCTGGCACAGCGGGCTGTTCTGCCGCAGCTTCAGGCTTAGGCGGCTCCAGCTGCCGCCATAGGACGCCCGCTTGCCACGTGCTTCGGAGGCCCTTTGCGGCCACGGAGATTTCCAGTGCTTCATCGTTCACCTTCCTGCCTCCTCAGAGGCTGGGTGACGCTGGTGACGCATGTGACGCGTCACCGCATATGACCTCGCGTGTGCGCGTGCGCGTGTGTGCGCGTAACTCAGGAAAAGCGTCACATGCGTCACATCCGTCACCAAACGCCGTTTCCTAGTTGGAATCACGGCCAGTACCCATCCCGTTGATCCGTCACCAATGCGTCACCAAGCGTCACCCGCACGTTCCCAAAGCCGCGCCCGTGCTTGCGCCGCTCAGCCGGTATGCCGCGCCGTGCCAGGTCGCCCGACAGCCGCTTGATGCTCTTCGCGTGGATGCCTGCGTCTCGGCACCAGGCTTCCCAGCTCCTGAACAGGTCGGCGCTGGCGGTCCAGCCGCCGTCCCCGACGATGCAGCAGTCCTGCAGCCACGCGCCGACCGTGTCCTGCTCGTCGAGGTACGCCTGCGTTGCCTTCAGGACGCGTTCGGGCGGGTTCAGGCCCCCAGCCTGCCTGAACGCCTCAAAGCCCTCCATGGCCCAACGTAGGACGCCTCCGGCCTCCTGCTTGAGGCGCTGCCCGAGCGTCGGGTCGGGCATGGCCGGCTTGTTGTTGAACGGCACCATGCACAGCCGCCTGCGCATGGCGTCGTCCACGGTGGCGATCTGCGGGGCATGGTTTCCCACCACCAGCAGCTTGAACGTCGGGTCGAACTCAAACCAGTCCTGGCGCATGTGCCGCGCCACGATCCGGTCGCCGCCCGTGAGTTGCTTGACCTTCGCGTCGTCCCACCGCCTGCCCTCCTGCGTCTCCGTGGCGATGGCCAGGCGTGCGCCGGCCAGCATGGCGATCTCGGC